GATGATTGCCAATAAAGTTTATGGTGGTCGTATGGGTAATGGACCAGAATCATCAGGTGATGGATATAAGTATCGTGGTCGTGGACCAATTCAACTAACTGGTGCTGCTAACTATAAAGCATTCGCACAAGAGATGTTTGACGACTGGCAAAATCTATACGATAATCCAGACTGGGTTACATCAGATCGTGATTTTGCTCTTATGTCAGCTATTTGGTTCTGGAATAAAAACAAACTTAATGTTCAAGCAGACTCTGGCGATATTAAACTAATGACCAAGAAAATCAATGGTGGTTACATTGGTCTTGAAGATCGCATCAAGCACTATAACGAAGCAATACACTTACTTGCATAACTTAGGAGAAATAAAATGTTAGACACTCTGTTTTGGGTAGCACTTGGTGCATTCGTAGGATGGAATTTTCCACAGCCATTTTGGGCAAAGATTATTCAAGAAAAAATTCAATCAATGATTGCTAAAAAGTAATGGCTTACTGACTTAATGAAAACATTTATAAATCATGATCTCCCTAAACTACAACGTGACACCGCACCAGATGGTACGAGGGTATACAAAACCCCTTCGGGTCGAGCCTATCCCTCCGTTACAACAGTCACGGGATTGCACTCAGCAAAGGGAATCGCCGAGTGGAGAAAAAGAGTCGGAAACGAAGAAGCCAATAAAATCTCTGGAAGAGCCAGTGCAAGAGGTACAAGAATCCACTCTCTCTGCGAAGCATATCTCCGCAATGAACAATGTGAACCTGATATTTTCGATAAAGAATTATTTGGAAGTATATCACAGTGGCTCGAAGACATAGATAATATACATGCACTAGAAGATCCGTTATACTCAGATTATCTTGAGGTAGCTGGAACTGTTGATTGTATTGGAGAGTTTCAGGGTAAGTTGTCTGTCATAGATTTTAAGACTTCTAGTAAGCCAAAAGATCGTGATGACATTCATAATTACTTTATGCAAACTGCAGCATACGCAGTTGCTTTTGAAGAAAGAACAGGAATACCTATTGGTAGACTTGTTATTATAATGGCAGTAGATAATGATGATCCAAGATTGTTTATCGAAAAGCGTGATAACTGGATCGGTGGATTTAGGAAACTAAGACTAGATTATAGAAATTTAAAAAATATTTAAAGGATTGCGTAAATGAAATTTGTTATAGGATTGATATCGTTTTTATTATTGACACCATTAGTTTGGGCATGGCAACCAACAAAGCCGATTACTGTGATTTTGAATATGCCAGCTGGAACACCATCTGATATCGCATTTAGGATTGTTTCAAAACAAGTTGAATCTAATACTGGCGTATCATTTGTAATAAATTATCGTCTTGGTGCTGGTGGTACTATTGGTAATGAACACTTTGCTAAGTCTGCTCCAGATGGTTATACAACTGCTCAAATTCCAATTCCAGGATTAACTGCTACAGACAGAATGGTTAACCCAAATAAGACATATACAACAAGTGATTTTATTTACATCATGGGCAGTTCTTTTGTTCCGATGACTATTATTGCTTCAGCTTCTGATCCAGTTAATTCAATTCAAGATCTTGTAAAAGCACTCAAGACAGAAAAAACTACCATGGGTGATCCAGGTTCGGGTGGTCGTATTACATATGAATTATTTCGTTCAGTGGCTCAACTAGAAGAAAGTACAGATCGTATTGTTCGTGTTGAATATAAAGGACCAACAGATGTCGTGCAGGACGTTGCTTCTAAGAATATTAGGTTTGGCATAGTGCCACTTGCAGCATCAAGCCAATTGCATATTGCAGGTAAGATTAAAATTATTGCTGTTAGCAGTGAACAACGTGCACAAGCATTTCCAGATATTCCTACGCTAAGTTCTGTTTACCCATCTATGGTATATACTTTGGGTTGGGCACTTTCTTTACCAAAAGGAACACCTCAAGATATCGTTGATTGGTACAGTAAAGAATTTGTCAAAGCTACACAATCTAAAGAAGTTCAACAAAAACTTAGTGAAAGTTTCTTCTTTATTGATCCTAAATTATTAAACTCCAAAGATCTAACTGCTAAGATTCTTGCTGACGAAAAGCGATATGCAACAATTGTTGATAAGGTTTTAGAACAACAGAAAAAATAAAGTTGTTCTGTAAGAATACATAATGTATAATAGTGATATGGTTGTTTGAAGTTAACCGAAAGGTGTTGCGGACAGGGGTGCAAATCCCCTCACCTCCACCAAAAGCATAATCGATATGCACATAGCATATAGAGACATAAGAAACGTGATTATGCTTTTGATGGGGGTGTACTCAGTATTCGACGTGGCAATAAGTACGAAGATGGACAACCCGAGACAGATACTCGTTAAAAGTAAAACAAAGTAAACGCAAACGACTCACAGTTCGCATTAGCAGCCTAAACGCTGCTTAGGGTTTCGGTAGGTTTCCTCGTAACAGAATAACCTACCACTTTTTATAATATAAAGGAAAATAAATGAAATTAAAATTAATCGTTGCTACTTCTCTGGTAGCATTCTCTGCAATCGCAACTGCGCAGTCTTCAGTAACTGCTACATATGGTGTCCAGTCTCTGGTTACTAGTGATGTGCAAAATCATGTAGTTAATTTTTCTGCAAAAACTTCAGTTACTAAAGATATCTCAGTTGATGCTGGTATTCAAAGTACAATTGCTGATGTAGCAAACACAATCACTAATCGTTATGAACTTGGTGTTAGTAGCGGAATTAGTATTCATCCTGTACTAACTACTGATCTTCGTGTTGCAAGTGGTATGAAAGCAAAATCTGGATCTCAAGATTTTTCATATTACTCTGTAGAACCTGGAGTTAATGCAAAGTTTGGTGATGTTACTGCTCGTGTGGCATATCGTTATCGTGATGCATTCAATACTGCCAATGCAGATCGTTCTAACTCTATGCGTTATTCTGTTGGTTACACTGTAACAAAGACAGATAAAGTTACTCTTGGTTGGGACAATGTATCAGGTGATGGTGCCAACAAGACTACTACTATCGCATATACTCGCTCGTTTTAATTTGAGAGTTGATGGTCTCTTTAAAACCATTATAAATTATTGAAGTCTTTGCTCTAAGTTAGAAACCGATGCCCGATGGCTCTTGTACTAACATTAAGTGACAACAGTGATTGTATTTTATAACTGTCTTTATTTTAAAAGGTAATCCTATGAAAACATTAATCGCACTAATCGCCCTTGCAGTATCATCAATTTCTTTTGCAGCTGAACCAGCTAAGAAAGAAGAAGCAAAGGCTCCAGTAAAAGTTGAAGCAAAGACTGAAGCAAATTGCGTAACTAAAGATAAGAATGGTAAATGTCCTGCTGCTCCAAAGTCTGAAAAGCCGACACCTAAGAAAGTAGAAGCAAAGAAAGACGAAAAGAAAGTTGTTGCCCCGAAAGTAGAAGCACCAAAAGCTGAAGCAGCAAAGAAGTAATTCCTAAATAATTACACAGTGGGTTGGTGGATCCCAATAAAACCATCTTTTTTAACACACACACAAAGGAGAAAATTATGGCAAACCTTACGCCATTTGAAATCCGTCTTGAACTTCTCAAGATGGCAAAAGACATGCTTAACGATGAGTACTACGGTAAGCGTGAACAAATTAGCAACGACTGGCAAGTGAAAGTCGAATCTGCTAAAATCAATGGAGGCACAATTCCTGATCATCCAGGATTCCCTGCTATCCCAACAGAGACTGAAATCATTGCAAAGGCATCTGCCCTGAATGGTTTTGTTTCTAACATTCCCCACCAAGAAACAAAGACTATTATTAGCAAAAAGTCCACCTGATAGGGAACTGGATTGCAGGGTTCACACACTCTGCAATCCTTAACTGTTTTAAGGAGATCAATATGCATAAACGACTATACAGTTTAGCAGTTATATTTTTAATAAGCATTACAATATTATTAAATACAGAGTTAACAAAAGAAAAGATTATCGGCGTAACGTATACACAATTAACATCAGAAGCTAGAATACAGGTTGACTGTCTAGCAGAAAACATTTATTATGAAGCAGGTTTTGAACCGAGAGATGGAAAAATTGCGGTTGCCATGGTTACATTGAACCGAGTGCAAAACCCACAGTTCCCAAAAGATATTTGCTCTGTAGTAAAACAAAAGACAAAATCAACTTGTCAGTTCTCTTGGTTCTGCGAACACAACAAAACAATACAGAATAACTCAGCATACTTACAAGCAAGAGAAATTGCATTAATGGTATATGCTAACTATGAAAAGATGTATGATGTGACAGAAGGTGCTTTATTTTATCATGCGGATTATGTTAATCCAAGATGGAAACTTGAACGAACTACCGTAATTGGTAGACATATTTTTTACAAACAGAAAGATGATTTCTAAATGATGAATAAACTAAACATTCAACTCAAAGATGGTGGTGACGACTCTGCGCATTCGTTTTACCTTTTGATGGAAGAAGTAACATTGCAGTCAGCAAAGACATTGGTTGAATGGATTTTTGAAGCAAACTTCGCTGAAGAGCGACCAGACTTATTGAATCTCATCATCTGTTCTCCAGGTGGTGATTTAAATGCAGCGTTTGCAGTGATTGACACTATGAAGGGTTCAGCAATTCCTATTCGCACCATTGGCTTAGGACAGATCGCATCAGCTGGACTCATGATTTTTATCGCTGGTGACAAAGGGCATCGTATTCTTACACCAAATACATCTATACTGTCACATCAGTATTCTTGGGGTGCTTTTGGTAAGGAACACGAGTTATTCGCAACGGTAAAAGAGTTTGACTTAACCACCAAGAAAATGATCCACCACTATAAAAAGTGTTCTGGGTTATCTGATGCAAAGATCCGTGAGGTTCTTTTGCCACCACAGGATATTTGGTTAAGTCCCTCTGAAGCCAAAAAATTAGGACTATGCGATGAAGTTAAAGAACTTTCTTAATTATGTAAAATTCTCTGGTGTATGGGTTGGATTTGTTTTAAATCCTTACCACTGGGAATTTCGAGTAGAAAAAACTGGACCAACAGATACGGATCCTCATGGATATATGGGATCTGTTTATTTTGGACCAGTTTGGGTTAAGGCTGTCTTAGATGATGGTTCTTGGTAAATTAAAGGAGATTATTATGAATGATAATGTTTTTACTGGATGTGTCACTCTTGCAATAGTGACACTAATTGGATCTATTACTTTTTATAGTTATAGTGAGTTGAAGTCTGTAGAGAGAAATGTAGAATCAGCGATTGTAAAGGGAATTGATCCTGTTGCAGTTCGTTGTGCCTATGCAAACCAGTCAGATGTGGTTTGTGTAGCCTATGCATCTTCTCATCAGCAAGGGTTTCCTACCCCAAAATCCACTAAGTAAGTAGTTGCTTACTATTCAACCCTCTAGGATACATGTGTTCTAGGGGGTTGTCTTTAATTCAGAATTAGGGTATAATTATGTTATGCAAATGCTACATACATCCCTTGGAAAATCTAAGAAAAAGAAACCTACTGCAAAACAACGAGAGTTGAATGCATCGTGGGAAGCCATGCTAAAGAAGTATAACACAAAGAAGATTGTGACACCAAAGCAATCCCTCAGTGATGTATACTCGCTCGGAACACCTGCTTGTCGTGAGACACCTAAGCATCCGAGTCTTCCATTTACTGGTGGTGCATGTCCACTGAAACCAAATCCAGTTTACACTGGCGATAAGATCAAAGGTATTGGCACCATGCATAAGTCTAATGCAGTTCCAGTCTTTTCTGATCAAGAAGCAAAAGATATTGCAACTATGAGGAGAGGTTAATGAAATACATTATGAAAATTAGACTGCGCAAAGATGGAACATGGGAACATGTTTATGATGAACTTGAGAATGCACTAGATGAACTAGTTAAACTTTCATATATGGCAACTGATTATTTGGAGCAAGCAGTACAATCATCTGGATATAAAGATGCAAAACTGGTAATTGATCACATTAGGGGATTGAAATGAGTGAATTTTGTGTAAGATGTTCTGAGAAAGAATCAGAGATTGAAATTCTTCGTAAACGATATCATGAAGAACTGCAATGTATGAAAGCACAGATTGAGAACTTGCGAAATGAGAATGATGCACTAATTATGGATGTTGCATTCTATGGTGGCAGTATGATTAATTTGTCTTGCAATAATAAATAGAGTATAATAGAGTAATCTATTCAACTTGTTAACATAAGGAAAGATATGAAAATCAGACAAAAGGTACAGCACTTTGATGCATTAAATTTGGCAAAGCAAAGACTTGAGCAATTTATCTCTAATATTACAGCAAAGAATTCTTCTATTTTAGATTATGATGAAAATCATACATCTGAAGAAACTGAACATGAGGAAGTAGTTGCTTCAAGAAAAATTCTATTAGATATTATTGATTCGAAAAAAGCAGAAGTGCAAAAAATTGCTAAAGAATTAAAAGATTTGTCTTACTATTTCAAAACAGCTAGTATTAATTTAGATCGATACAGAAGCACCAATGAAGATTTTAACGAAGAGTGATAACATGAACGCTACCTTATATGATAAAAAGTCCAACCTTGTTTTAGAGAAAATGAAAATGGATAAATTCTTTTCTTTATTCTTAGATAAGTTTGGTGGTAAAATGGATCCTAGTAAACCAGATACTCCAATCTGGAAACTTTATAAAGTTAAATTAAATGAATACGAAAGTCTCAGTCAAGAAATTAGAAACACCGAATATTGGATATCTAAAGAACGACATGTTTAAAACATCTAATGAGTTTTCTTTGTATATTGAACAGATGGTCCAAGATAAAAAGATAAACTATATGGATGCTATTCTTGAGTATTGTGAAGAGAATTATCTTGAACCCCAAGATATCGCTAAGTTAGTTAACAAGTCGCTCAAAGATAAAGTCGAAATGAATTTTCGTGAATTAAACTACTTACCTAAACAAGCACAA